GGGTCCGGCACAGTTACATCTGTCTCGTTTACCGGCGGTCTGATCACTGTCGCCACCCCGACGACCACACCGGCTTTGACGGTTGCGGGTACTTCGGGCGGCGTGGTGTATTTTTCCAGCGCAAGCACTTGGGCTAGCTCGGCGGCGCTTGCGGCCAGTGCGTTGGTAATTGGCGGCGGCGCAGGCGCTGCACCCAGTACAACGACCACCGGCACTGGTGTTTTGACGGCGCTGGGCACTGCCGTAGGCTCGGCAGGAGCTTTTGTGGTCAACGGCGGGGCGTTGGGAACGCCTAGCAGCGGGACGCTTACCAATGTTACCGGGCTACCACTTTCTACCGGCGTCACAGGTACGTTGGCTGTCGCTAACGGCGGAACGGGACAGATTACTGCATCTGCGGCGTTCAATGCGCTGTCGCCAATTACCACAACTGGCGATTTGATCATCGGCAATGGAACCAATAGCGCCACGCGGCTCGCCATAGGAACCAACGGTTATGTGCTGACGTCAAACGGCACAACCGCCAGCTGGGCGGCCAGCACCGGCGGCGTGACCAGCTTCTCTGCCGGAACAACCGGTCTCACGCCGTCCAGCGCCACCACCGGCGCCATCACATTGGCTGGCACACTGGCGGTGGCTAACGGCGGCACAGGAGTCACGGCGTCGTCCGGAGCGAACAGTGTGGCTCTGCGCGACGCTAACGCCAACCTGACGGTAAATTCGGTTTTTGAAGGGTTCACCTCTGTTGCGGCGGCGGGTACAACAACAACCCTTACGGCAGCGTCCTCACCTACATATCTTGTGACCGGCTCTGGGGGGCAGACGTTCCAACTCCCTGACGCAACCACTCTTCCTGCGGGAGCAATTTTCTCGTTTAACAATAACCAGACTTCTGGAACTGCTGTTGTCAAAAATAACGCTGGCACCACGCTGGTAACGCTGCAATCAGGGGCATTTGTTGACGTCACCCTGTTGGTCAATTCGCCAGCGGCAGGTTCATGGGACACACACGCGCAAGCGCCGTCAAATGTCAGCTGGTCTACCAACACGTTGGATTGGGCTGGATCAATTACCAGCTCGACATGGAACGGTGTGGCCGTTGCGGCTAACCGTGGCGGCACCGGACAAAGCACTTACGCCACAGGTGACATTCTTTATGCTTCAGCAACCAACACGCTGTCAAAACTTGCGGCTGGAACCAACGGTTACGTTTTAACCTTGGCGTCGGGTGTTCCGTCTTGGTCGCCAGTCAGCGGTGGCGGCGGCACTTACACCCGAACGACCATTACGGCAACCGCTGGGCAGACTAGTTTTACCGCTTCCTACACGGTTGGTTATGTTCAGGTTTATCTGAATGGTGTGTTGCTGAACTCAGCGGACTATACTGCAACCTCTGGCACGGCGATTGTGCTGGCAACCGCTGCGGCTGCGGGCGATTTAATTGATGTCATTGCGTTGTATGTGTCGCTGGTTAGCGGCGTGGCTGTCAGTGGAACGCCAACAGCTAACCAACTTGCTGTGTGGACCAATTCAACGACCGTTCAAGGCGTCACCAATCTTCCGGTGACAAATTTGAACAGTGGAACCGGTGCGTCTTCCACGACTTTCTGGCGTGGTGATGGCACATGGGCTACGCCTGCCGGTGGCGGATCATCTACTGGCGCTAATATCTTCCTCGCCGACTACTTTGGAGGCTTCTAATGGCCGTCACATCAACACCAATCTTTACGCAGACGCCTAACGTAGGCGCGTTCAACGCCCTCGTTTCCACGGCGATGACGAACACGAGCGCGTATGACGGAACCAATGCTACCGGCACGGCTATGGCCCTGTGTTTTACGGCGGGCTCTAACGGATCTCGCATTGATCAAATTCAAATAAAGTTTGCGTCAACCAATGGTGCGGCGGCATCTGGCACGTCTACCGCTACAGTTGTCCGGTTTTGGATCAACAATGGTTCTGCCAACACGTCGGCGGGCAACAATATCTTCCTTGGCGAAGTCGCGCTTCCTGCCACCGCAGTCACTGCCCTAGCTACGTCAACCAATCCAATCTACACCCTTCCAGTCCCCCTTGGCGGCCTTAACATTCAGGGCACCTACCGCATATATGCCGGATTGACCGTTGCTGCTGGCGGGACCAACATCGCCATTGCCATTAACGCAGTTGGTGGGGATTACTAATGGCTGTTTCTCAGCAACTTTCAGCTTTTAACTACCGTGTGCCTGATCCGCTCGTTTGGAACCCGGTTCAAACGGCAAGTTTCACTGCGGTTGCTGGTAACGCTTATCCCGTGAATACAACGTCGGCTGCGGTGACAGTGACGTTGCCCGCTTCTCCTATTGCTGGTCAAGTGGTGCAAATCACAGATTATGCGGGAACGTGGCCTACAAATAATGTCACCGTTTCCCCCAATGGAAATAAATTAAACACTTCAACATCTAATACTTTACTGAAAGGGTATCGCGGGTCTATAGCGTTTGTTTATATCGACTCTACTCAAGGATGGGTCGTATATTCAGGTTTCGCTCAATCGCCAGTGTCTTATCCAGTATCTTACTTGGTTGTTGCCGGAGGCGGCGGGGGTGGCGAAGGAGGTGGCGGCGCAGGCGGCTATCAAGCATCGACAACATATTTAAATATAGGAAGCACCTACACAGTAACGGTCGGTTCTGGTGGTGCTGGGGGAGCTTTGGGCTCTGCAAAAGGCACAAGCGGAAACAATTCTGTTTTTAACGTCATTACGTCTACTGGAGGCGGCGGCGGTGGTGCGTTTAGCGCCACTCTTCAGGATGGTTTAAGCGGCGGATCAGGCGGCGGAGCAGGATCGGTTAACACTACGCCATACGCTCCCGGTACACCCGGATCGGGTACGTCTGGACAAGGTAACGCGGGCGGCAACGCTGTTGCCACAGGCGGCAATGGTTTTGGCGGCGGTGGTGGCGCAAGCGCAGTTGGCGGGAATGGTTCCGCTAATATTGGCGGCGCTGGTGGCGCGGGAACAGCATCAACTGTTACAGGTTCGTCTGTTACTTATGCTGGTGGCGGCGGTGGCTCTGGTGGCGCTTCGTTGGGTTCTGGCGGGGCGGGCGGCGGCGGTAACGGCGCTCAGGGAAGCGGTAGCATTGCAGCCACAGCGGGAACTGCTAATACAGGTGGCGGTGGCGGAGGAACGTATACAGGTAGCGGAGGAAACGGTGGCAGCGGCGTTGCCATCCTCTCTATCCCAACTTCCAATTACACCGGGACAACAACCGGTTCCCCAACAGTCACCACAAGCGGATCAAACATCATTCTTACCTTTACTGCTTCTGGGAGCTACACAGCATGAGCCACTTTGCCAAGGTTCTGGATGGCAAGGTCATCCAAGTCATTGTTGCGGAGCCAGAGTTCTTCAGTACTTTTGTGGATAGCTCACCCGGCCAGTGGCTACAGACCAGCTACAATACTCGTGGCGGCGTCCATTATGGCCCGGACGGCCAACCCGATGGCGGCGTGGCGCTGCGTGGCAACTATGCGGGCATTGGATACGTTTACGATCATACGCATGATGTATTTTACGCGCCGCAACCTTTCGCAAGTTGGACGCTGAACGAGGCAACGTGGACATGGGCGCCGCCCGTACCGTACCCAACAGACGACAAAATGTATCGCTGGGATGAGACTATCAAGAATTGGGTTGAGGTAACTCCATGACCATATCTCGCAACCTATCCATACTTGCCGAAGGCGTCAGTTCGTCGGGGGTGCTTGCCGTCACCAACGGCGGCACGGGCGTAACGACCAGCACAGGTAGTGGAAGCAGCGTATTGTCGGCGTCCCCCACGTTGACGGGCACGTTGACGGTTCCAACCGTCACTAGCCCTGCCGCTACAGCACTGACGATCCAGTCGGCTGGCACGACTGCGATGACGGTGGATACGAGCCAAAATGTGGGGATTGGTGGGTCTCCTCTTGCAAGGTTGTCGGCGGCTTCAACTTCTGGATTTGTTGGCCTCTTCACTTCATCACTGACGGGTACAACACCCCGGTCCAATGGAGTTTTTCGTGTTCAGTCAGAGGCTACTGGGCGCGACGTTTATATGCAGTTTTCCGACAACGTAACCAATGCCACGGAAATTGGCATGGTTGGAGGGGCTCAGTATTTCTGCACTGGTGGCTCAGAGAAAATGCGCCTCGATTCCAGCGGCAATTTGCTGGTGGGGACGACTGGGGCTGTAAATGCTGAAAAATTTAACGTAACTGGTTCAAGTGCAAACTTTTTAGTTCGACAAATAAATTCAAATGCAGCCCCATATGGACACCTTGTGTCTTATTCAACGGCATCTCCAAATGGGGCCTCTAACGCTTTTTATTATGCGGTTGACTCCACTGCTTTGAGGTTTGCTGTTGAGTCTAACGGCGGCATCTCCAATTACTCAGCCAACAACGTCAATCTTTCTGACCAACGGATGAAGAAGGACATTCAACTTGCCGGGTCATATCTCGACAAGATATGCGCCATTCCCGTCAAGACATTCCTCTACAATGACCAAACCGACAATGAACTAAACCTCGGTGTAATTGCGCAGGATGTAGATGCAGTCGCGCCAGAGCTGATAGATCACAGCGGTTGGAAAGACAAAGATGGGGAGGCTACCGATTACCTCTCCATCTATCAGACTGACCTTCAGTATGCGCTCATGAAGTGCATCCAAGAACTTTCCGCCAAGAACGACGCGCTTGAAATTCGTCTCGCTAAACTGGAGGGTAAATAAATGACTGTCACCACCACTTGGATCATTGAAAAGATAGACTGCTACGCGCAGTTTGATGGCAAGACAAACGTTGTTTTCACCATTCACTGGCGGGTCAATGGCACAGATGGCACCTACACCGACACCAATTACAGCACTATTAACGTGCCCTATAAAACCACCGATTCAACTTTCACGCCCTACGCCAGTCTGACGCAAGATCAGGTTATGGGCTGGGTGAAAGACACAATGGGCGCCGCCATGGTTGCAGATATTGAGGCTGGGCTTGGCGTCCGCATTGCCAATCTCGCCAATCCTCCTGTAATATCACCTGCGTTGCCGTGGGCAACAACTTAACCCCATGAGGAGCTTATCATGGAACTCGTTCTGAAGCACACCCTTGAAGAAGTTAACTATATTCTTCAAGCCCTTAGCCAGCGCCCATTTGCGGAAGTCGCCGACTTGATCAACAAGATCAAAGCTACGGCCACCAGCCAGCTGCCGTCTCCCCAAGCGCCTGCCGAAGTTTCGGCGGAAACGCCCGTAGAAACCTCCGCTCAGTAAGGTCTCACCATGCTGGATGCGCAAGCTCTCTTCAACATTTTAGCCAGTTCCTTCTTGGCGGGGGTTGGGTGGTTTGCGCATTCACTCTATGATTCGGTCAGCAAGTTGCGAGAGAATGTTCACAGCCTAGAGGTAGACCTTCCTCGAAGCTACGTTCTCAAAGACGACCTCGACAAACGCATGGATCATATCGAAAGTATGTTCCAGCGCATTTATGACAAGTTGGACGGCAAGGCGGATAAGTAGTGGACCCGCTTACGATCCTCGCGCTTGCCAAGGGGAGCTACGAAGCCCTGAAGACGGGGATTTCCGTAGGCAAAGAATTGCAAAGCATGTTTGGCGACATGATGTCGTTATTGGATAGCGCCGGGCAACTTGCAAAGATTGCGGCCAAACCTCCAAGGCCGGGCCTGTTTGATGAAAAAACAGCCGAACAAATTGCCATTGAAGCGTTTACGGCTAAGGTCGAGATTGAGACCATGCTGGCCGAGGTAAAAAACACTTTCATCTCGGAATATGGTATATCTGCGTGGGATCAAATCTTGAAGGAAACCGTGCGCATCAAGAAGGAACAGGCTGCGGCCCGCCTTCAAGCTGCTAAAGCGCAGGAGGAGTTGATGGGTAACGTGATGCTGTACGGTAGCGTCTTCCTGCTCTTCATTGTTTTGGTCGCGTGCGGCTTGATGTTTATCGTCGCCATGATGCACTAGGAGCTATACCGTGACAATAGACAACCGCCAACAACTTCTCGGCACGATCAACTCCCAAATCACGTTGAACGGAACCGGCGCCATCACGGGTCCGGTGTTAAATAACATTCTGGACACGATGGTCAATTCATCGTTGTTTTTAACCGGTGCATGGTCGCCGTACACGAACTACGCGCCATTGGACATTGTTTCCTACAACGGAATT